CCACACCAGCAGCATCACGATGGAAGATCAGGCCGCAGGCATTGGTGAAGTCGGTAGCAATGCCGTAGTTGTTGTTCTCACCGGTAACGGCAGCAGCATCAATGTTGGCACCGCTGGGCGAGCCATACTTGCCGAGGAACGGAATGTTGTTCGACTTGTAGATCTTGATGCCAGCGATCTCATAGAGACCTTCGCCGCTGTTCAGGTTACCCTGGGTGTTGCCGTACTCACGGTTCAGGATGTTGGTGTCAACCTGGCTGATCAGGGCGTAGTACTGACGGGGGCTCAGAACGGCCACACGACCATCCTTAGGAGCAGCGATCTCGTCCAGGCGGGCAGCGGCTTCAAAGAAACCGTCCACGAGGGCCTGAGCATCATACTCCTTGTTGGTACCCAGGTTCACACGGAAACCACCAGGCTCGCCGGTCACAGCAGCAGACAGTCCCGAAGCACGATCCAGAACGCGGAAGATCCGACGATCATAGAACTCAGCCAGGCTCTGACCGATCTGACGAGCGATAGGACCACGGATGTCATACTGGGCCAGGGTCTCGTTCAGGTCATAAACGAACGCAGAGGCAACCAGCAGGTCGTCCATTGCGATGGTGGTCTCAGCCACAGGCGGGTTGCCCGAACCGAGGATGGCGCTACCAGGAGTGTGGTAACCAGCCGAGATACGACCGGTGTGGATGAATTGAGCTTCCTTGCCGTTACGGAGGGTACGGTTCTGAACCAGACCCTTGGCAATGGTAGCGTTACGGAAAGCTTCATACACCTCACCGGTGAAGAGCTTCAGAAACAGAGCTTTAGTGTCGCCAGCCTTGTTAGACTGACCGAGTTGAGTAAGAGTTGCAGTCATTGTCTTTTAAGAAAGTAGGTTTATCACGTTTTCAAGTACTTGAGTTTTATCCGGATTTGAGGTATTCAGTTTTTGGGTAATACGTCCGTTGTATTGGGTATCCTCCGCAGAGGGCCAATACTCCAGTTCGAACTGGGTTTTTAACGAGGTTATCCCATCCTCAAAAGGTCGAGCTGGATTTGCACCAGCACTGAGTTCCAGTTGTCCTGGCTGCCTCTACATTGGGCTATCGACCTAGCGACCCCCAGGTTTGAGCTTCCAATGGATAGGCTTAGGGGGTGTTGTTTAATTTGATGGCCTACACGTAAACAAATGCCTCAGGGACAGCCAGAGGTGTAGGCTCTATTTAGTTGTCCGCGCCGAAAGGCAGCGGGACGGTTCACCATCCACCGGGAATCCATCCGGTGTACATTCGCCGTTACAAAGCCACGGACGCGGGCACTAGATCAGAGCAGATCTCCAGAAGCAGCCAGACGATCTTCAATATCCATACGGTATGCTGGATCGTTGCGGTACCTCGGATCACTAATGGCCTGAGCTAGTTCGGCCTGAGAACGGAATCCCTTGACGGAATTACGAACGTTCTTTCCAGAGACCTGTTGTCCTTCAAAGCCCACGGAGTCCTTGTATCGTTGGTTAAGTGCCTGAACAGCAAAGAAGATCGCATCCTTGTTTCCGCTGTTGACTACGTTGTCATACGCAGCAACTTCGGTAGGAGAAAGATTGTCTGCTGCCCAAGCAAGGGTTTGGTTGTATGCCTCGTTGCCACCAACAGAATTGATGATGGACTGGGCATCAGCATCCGTAAGCACCTGAGGAGGAGCTGCTGGAGCATCCTTAATGCTATTGAGATACGCCTCCACAAGTTTTTCGGAGGGCAGTTCCTTGAGCCGCTTAAGGGTCTCAGGCTTGAGCTGGTTGTTGTTGGAGTAGTACTCCTCGGATGCCTCCTTGAGGAACTGGGCCTCTTCCGAGATCTCCGGCTCCTCTTCGGTTGTGGCTTCCTCTTCCTGCTCAGAGGCTTCTTCTTCCTCTACCTCAGCATCCTCAGCGGGCTCAGGTTCCTTCTGTCCGAGTTTCTTTTCCAGCTCTTTGTAGGCCTTCTCAAGATCCTCAGCAGACTTGAACTTACCAGCATAGCGCAGTTCTGACTCAGCATCCTCTCGGGCCTGGTCATACTTGCGCTGCTCACGTTCCTGTTCTTGCTCGATTAGCTTTTCGCCAACATCAAGGAGACGAGCCTCTTCAGCCCGTTGGGCCTCCTTTGCATCAAGATCGTCAGTTGAATCGAAAGTGGTTTCTTGCATCAGTTGTAGACGCCGCGAACGACGCCAAAGGTTGGGGTGTGAACTTTAGGACCATGGCTACCCACCAAAGGACGAGACTTGTTTGCTCGAACCTTGGGTTTGCCTGCGTACTTGTTACGGGTACTCAGTTCAATAGGAACCTCATAGTCCTCTGGATTAAGCTCCAGGGACTCCTCTTGTTCCTGGTTGGGCTGGAGGCTGTTGTCCTGTTGGGAGTATTCCTCCTCCACCGCCTGTGATGTTTTGGAGCGTCTGGGTGATGCCATCTAATGCTTGAGGGTTCTTTGTTGGATCCATCAACGGGCTACCGGCAAACTGTCCGGCCTGATCCGTCAAGGATTGGAGTGCTTGCTGACGTTGCAGCTGTTGCATCTCCGTGTTCTGTTGTTCTTGGGTCTTGACCAGATTCAGAATGTCAATACCTTGAGCAGCAGCAAGACGCTTGACTGCCTCATCAGGATTGATGAACTTCATCATGGCCTCAGGCCCAAGAGCCTGGGAAATGGTCTGGAGGAACATCATGAGAGATTCCCGATCCTGACCACGACCAACTCCTTCCAGACCAGCAATCACCGTTGGGAACACAATTCCCTTTGGCAGCTTAGGAACTTCTCCAGAACGTTGAAGAACCGCAAGCTTTCGATTGAGGTAGGGACGGAGCAGTTCAACCGTCAGATTACCATAGATACCACCAAGCTGCTCGTTAAGCTCTTGCTGGGTGGCCCTGATCTCCTCTGCGGTTGTACGTTCGGACTGCCTGACCGTGAGAATCAGGAAGGCCTCTGAGAGTCTCTGCGTAAGACTCTGGATCATGTTGAAGGAGGTGCTGAAGTCCTGGGCCTTGCCGACCTGGACCACCGACACATCCTCTGGACGACCTTGAATGATGGCACCATTGCCTGCCTTAGCAAGGTTAGACGGCTTCACTGTGGCAGCAGGGCTGACCAGGAACACCACCTTTGCAGCAGCAGCACTGCCCTCCACCATGGCTTGCATCAAGGCTTCCAGGGACTTGAGATCACCAAGAAACTCTTCGATGCGACCACGACCGTAGTCCTCACCATCAACAACGTTGAAGCGGAGGGGAAGCCAAGGAGTCACATTCTTTGGAGCCTTGCTCAGGCTGTTGGGAACGATCTGTCCATCAACCTCTTGCTTCCAGATCCATTGGTTGTTGATCAGCTTGGCCCATGTGTAAACAACGGCCTCACCTTCACCAACAGAAATGTCCGCAATCGGAGCAGTCCCACTGGTATCATCAACAGCATTGATGTTGCGATTGTTGGTGGTTTGGAGTTCCTTTGGAAGGAATTGACGATCAACGGCCTCAACCGTAATGACCTCAATCGGCTCGCCTTCTCCATCACGAACCACAACGAAGCGGTCCAGAGGATAAAGCTTGACGCCCTTGGAACCCATAAAGACCAGGGCATTGCCCGTCACAATCAGGTGCTTCATGGCTTGATGAAGGATCACCCGATCTTGGGATTCAGCAATGGATTGCATCACCACCCGTTCCATCTTTGCCAGACTCAGATCGATTTCGGACCTGACCTTGGCATCGATTTGTGGATCGTTGGTTATCTTACCATCGTTGATCTGGAGCTTGAAGAAGGTGGTGTTGACTGGAAAGAGACTGAGCATCAGCTTGGAGGCCATTACATTGACCCCCTTGGCTCCAATCGATTGCCACGGAGTTGGTAGCTTTTGACCATTCATTGAGCCCGTGGGCGTCAGCAAATGGGGAATGCTTAGGGTAGCACAGTCTCTAGCAGTATCAAGGAAGATCGTCCTGTCGCTAGATAGTCTTGCATACCTAGAAGCGGCAGTTTGACTTTCCATTGTTACTTACCGATGTTGAGTCCAGTCTGGGTAGATCCACCAGTACTGAGGGGAATACGCAGAGCTGAAGGACCTTGGGCTGCTTGACGAGCAGAGGCCCTCATGGATTTAGCAGGCTCTACCTGGGTAGGAATCTTGCTGGTGATAACCGGTTCCGGTGGAGCAGGAGGCTTCGGCGGAGGCGGCATTGCGGGAACGGAGGGGGCACCTAGGCACATGATTGTGTCTTTCCTTTGAGATAGCGGATGATGGAAATGGCCCCCGCTTGGAAGGCCAATGTTTTTTCTGGAAGAGTATATTCTGGATAGACATCTGGATACATCTGATCCAGTTCCTCAATCAATTTGATTAGATCAACCTGACCTCCAACCACACGGGTCAGAGGCAGGGTCTCTTCATCCAAAAACGGACTAGCCATACTGAGGAAGATCGGTGTTGGAGGCTTCAAAGAATGCCGGCATCCGAGCACGCTGGGTATCGGAAAGGCCAGGAGCCTTGCCTCGTTCGTAAAGGGAATCAGACTGCTTCAACCAGAAGTCCTTATCCAGATACTTGTTTTCCGAAGAAGACAAAGCATCCACTACCCATCCAACAGTCGCTCGGCGTAATCGATTGAGGCTTGATGTGGACTTGAGGCCCAGCTCGGAGCAGACCATTGAGTGGATGGCAACGTGAGTTTGCTCGTCTCTGCTGATGTCTGCTGCTGTGGTGCGGATTCCGATGTCTCCGTTGAATCGGAAGAAGGGAAGGATGACAAAGAAGACACTGCGTTCAAGGATGGCGGCCTTTAGGATGGGGTGTTCTGGAGCTTCTAGCCAGGCCTTGAGGATGTGCTGTGATTCTGCTTCGGCCTTTGGATTGGTTCCGTGAGCAGCAACAACATAGTTCAGGGCCTGATCGTGACGCTCTTCATCAAGCTGATTAG